CGATGCTTCAGTTATGCAAATTTTAGATATAACAGATTTAAAAGATATAAAGCAAGTAGCTACTTACCATAACAGACATATACCACCGTTAGAGTTTGCTAATAAAGTTCATACTATTCTCAAAAACTGGGGATCACCTTTAGCTCTAATAGAGAGAAATAATTGCGGAGCGCAGGTAGTTGATAGATTGGCTTTTGATATGGGATATGAAAAAGTAGTATCGTATGGTGCAAAAGTAGCTAATAGAGTAAAACCCCAAATGGGTATGATAGCTCATACTAATACCAAATATAAAGGTGTAATGAACATGCGTTATTTTATAAATGAAATGAGATCTGTTACTATTAAAGATATGGATACTTTGAAGGAGCTTAAAGATTTTGTAAGATATCCTAATGGTACTTGGAAGGCAAAAGGAGGTTATCATGATGATAGAGTAATGTCGTTAATGTACGCATTGTTTATATTAGAAAAAGAGTTAACGGAAAGATATTTTGAAATAGTAGAGCTTGATGATCACGGAAAGCCTAGCTTTATAGAGCCTATGGATTTTGGTGTGTCAATGTTTGAAGATCCTACTTCTATATATAATGATTTCGAGGTAGTAGGATTAAATAATACATACATGACACCCGTAGTATTCGGTATGGGTGATTCAGAACAAGTAGCAGAAATAGAATTTTTACAACAAGACGGCTGGACCACACTATGAGCAATACCTATCAACAATCATCTTTAAACAAATCTAGAATAGATAAGTTTAAGCTTGTCTTTCAGGTACCAAATGCATTAAAGAGTATTAGTGAAGGTGTAAGAAGTAATAGTTCTGTAATACAGGATACTATGCAATTCTCTATTTACGGAACAGTAGTACCTACTATTACCGTTCCAGCTCTGGAGATAAGATATGCAGGTAGTACCCTTTATAACTCATCACATAATAAATCACCATACCCACCAGTTACAGTAAATTTCACCATAGATAATGAATATTCTAATTATTGGGTAATATATAAGTGGTTAGATTTATTACACAGTCAGGTAGAAGGTATTTTCGACGAGAGTGATATTATTACTAACGATAATTTTAAAGATTATCAAACAGATATGACAATATACGGCCTCGACGAATTTAATAACGAGAAAATTCGCTTCACATATACAAAGTCATTTCCTACCGACTTGGGTGGTATAAACTTTAACTATAGAGACTCAGCTGAAATCGAATCTTCCTTTACTTTTGTATATTCGCAGTTACATACTACGCTTTTAAATTAAAAATTAAACAAAATTGCCATAAATAATTACATGGCAAAACGAACAATTAATTCTCCAGGCGTAGAAATTAGAGAGAGAGACCTTTCCCTTAGAGTACCTACCGCTGCCGGTACTAACGTATATGTAGCAGGATTTTCGGATCAAGGTCCTTTTGACGAGGTATTAGACGTAACCTCTCTAACAGAATTTGAAAATATCTACGGTACACCTAAAACTCCTGCTGAAAGATACTTCTACCACACTGTTAAGTCAGCTCTTAACTCTACTGCGAGTTTAAAAGTTAATAGAATTCCTTACGGTAGTGGTTCAGGTCAAGGCTTCGGTTCGTTTTATTCAGTCTTAGGTTACCCGGTAACAGCTGTAGGTTCATCAACGCTCGACACTGCCTCAGGTGCTTACTTAGTAGGAAGACCAACTCAATTTACTACAGACCAGACAGGTTATCAAGCTCTAGTTGATGGCTCTTTATTCACTAACGGGTGGTCAGCTACAGCAGCAACAAGTTTTAATAGCTTACAAAGTCTATCGGGAGCTGGTATCATTGTAATTAACAAAGCTCAGACAGTTATCGATGGTAAATTTAATGGTTACTACATCGGTATTTCGGATAATACAAATATTAACCCTGCTAGCAACTATGATGCCATCTTACAAGCAGCTACAACAACATCTACACCAGGTACAGTAGGATCTAGTAGCTACATTAATATTCCATCAACCAGACTTGCATTTACTCTTACAGCTACTCCAGCATTCGGTAATAATCCAGCTGTAAACTCCATATCGCAAGTTATGGAAGAAAAGATCACAAATTACGATACATCAACAAGAGAGTTTGATGACACTCTTAGTGTTGGTATTTTCAAGCTTAGACAATCAGTGTTTAGTAATGATGCTAATGAACTTGATTATCTTCTTGAGGAAGGGTATAACGGATCTATCGGATATTACAGACAGATTAATAGTGAAGTAGGTGGGCCTCCAGTTAACTTCTTCTTAGAGAATCTTGAAAATGACTCCAGAAATATTGATATCTTAGTTAACCCTTACCTGTCTGACGTGTTTGGAGGTATTAGATTGAATAACGACGGTACTCCTTCTAAGAAAATCAGAGTTATAACCAATCAGTTAAGAAATAGCTTAGCATCAACTCTAAGTGCTTCGGTCTCAGCAATTGCTGGTTGCTCCTTCTCGCAATTAACTGCTGCAGGAAACTCCTTAGGTTACGCTGATTCACTATACCCGCTCGGTGCTTACGGTGAGACCAAGTTGAATCAAAAAGACATTGGTAACTTACCAGCTAAACTAACAAGAGCACTTGACAGAATTCGTAACGATGAAGTTTTTAATATCGATGTTATTGCTGAGGGTGGTCTTGGTACAATCTGGACGACAGTTTGCTCAACGAGCTTAAATTACTTCGACGATACTAAGACAAGTAATGATATTAACGCTCTTAGAACTTCTAATGATCTAACAAACACAAATGCTCGAGATTATTACACGACTATAGCGAATCAGTTTATTACATTCTGCGGACCTATCAAAGACGGTGGGCGTGGTGATATTCTATTCGTAGCAGATCCAATTAGACAGATCTTAGTATCTGGTAAGCAGTCTAAAGTAATAGACGACCCTACTAAAAACTTCTCGCAAGACATTTACTGGGCGATGAGACACCAGTTTGAAAATATCAATACTTCGTACGCTACCGTATTTGGTAACTATATGAAGGTATATGATGATTACAGCGGTCTTTACATTTACGTTCCACCGTCTGGTTTCGTAGCTGCTAAGTTAGCTTCAACTGACTCAGATGTAGGTCCGTGGGCTGCTCCTGCAGGATTTAATAGAGGTATTATTACCGATGCTATCGACTTAGCAATTGCCCCTAACCAAAGACAGCGTGATGAGCTTTACAAAGTCAATATCAATCCTATAACAAGATTCCCTGATCAAGGATTAGTAGTATTCGGTCAAAAGACAATGCTTAAGAAGCCAAGTGCTTTCGATAGAGTTAACGTAAGAAGAACCTTCTTATACCTCGAGAAGGTAACTAAGCAAGTAATGAAGTTCTTCTTATTCGAAAATAACACTCTATTTACAAGAACAAGAGTTGTTAACACACTTGTGCCGTTCTTTGAAAGAGTTAAAGCTTCAGATGGATTGTATGATTACTTGATCGTATGCGATGAGCGTAACAATACCCCAGAGGTAATTGATAGTAACGAGTTAGTTGTTGACATCTATCTCAAACCAGTTAGAACAGCTGAGTTCATCTTAGTTAACTTCTACGCAACCAGAACAGATACCAACTTCGAAGAGTTAGTAGGGGGTTAATATAACATAGAATAAATAATTATATGGCTAAAACAGAGCAAAAAATTAGTAAGTTTTATAGTATAGCAGCGAGTAGAGACTTCTCGAGAGACTTCCTATTCAGAGTAACTGCCCTTAACCTAGCAGGTATTGAAGGTGAGATTGGTGAAGAAGAGCTAATATACGCTAAAGCTGCTGCTTTACCAGGTAGAACAATATCTAATGTTCAGGTTCCTTATATGGGCCTTAACTTTAATATTCCTGGCAACGCTTCTTATTCTGGTGCAGAAGGCTATAGCTTAACATTCTTCCTAGACTCTAAGAGTAGATTACGCAATCTCTTCGAACAAGCTTCGAGAGCTTTGTTTGATGACATTAGCTCGACTGGTCTATACGGCACTCCTGATGATACACACTTTATTGAGTTAGCTCAATTAGATAAAGACCTCAGCATAGTTAGCACCTATAAACTCATAGGTGCTTCTATCAGAAATATAGGTGATATCGCCTATAATATGTCTGGTGGTACAGGTCAGACGGTAGAAATGCCAGTTACGATTGCGTATCACTTCTACAATAAGACTGCATAATAAATGGCATTAGTCACGTATAGAGATGGCCCAGTAAAGAGAAGATTAAATATTCATAGAGATTGGCGCTATGATATACCTTTAAAATTTCTCTGGGCCATTTATATATACCCTAAAACTGAGACCCTAAATAAATTAGGCAATAACATTAAGTCTGTTATTGATAAGTACGAGACTAGAGATTCTAGTCAATGGCCAGTAAACGTCGCATGCTTAGATGAAGTAACAGATCCTTTTGGTACGTTCGGTATACTATTAGCTCAAAACATAGCCTTACCTTCAGACTCTTTTGATATTACTAATACTAATATAGATGGTGCTGGTGGTAGGCTCGGTGGACAGTACGCAGGCAACAGACAGGGATATGGAGGATCAAATAAGGTAGATATTACCTTTTTAGAAACAAATATAGATATTTTTGATTATTATATTAGGCCGTGGATAATAGCAGCATCACACAAAGGTCTTATAGAGGATGGAACGGGTATAGATGAGTTAAAGTGTGATCTGCAGCTTATTCAGTTTTCGAGAGATGCCTATAGTTATAAAAACGTTCTAGGAAGTAGCGGTAAGCCTCGTAATATATCTTTAACAGTACGTAAAGTAATTGAATTTTATGATGCTATGCCGTTTCAAGTTGTCGGTGATAGTCTAAGCTACGGTGATCTAGGTTTAAATGATATAACGAAAACAGTATCCTTTTCGTTTAATAGATATGCTGTTGTAGATAAGAATAATATACCAATTAGAAACGGTACTGGTAGTGGTCTTGGTGAACTTACTATAACAGGTTAAAAGCTGTATATAATAATGGATTTTAATATAAAATTTAGACTACCTAGTGGTAGAACAGTTAGAGTCCCGGAGTTAAATAATAAGGACTTTTTTACCATATTAAAGTTTAGTGAGAATGAGGATTACGAGGGTTTGAATACATTCTTTAGTTTAACAATATTTAAAGGTTTAGAGGATCTTAATATAATAGACAAGTTCTACATTTTATTATTAGTTAGGATGGTATATGTAGATCCTGAATTAATATTTGAAGATAAAAATAAAAATACTGTAAATTTTAATATTCAAAATATTTTAGAAAAAATAGATTTATTTGAGGGTGATTTTGATAAAGTTTATAAGCTTGATAAGTTCGAGCTAGAGCTTGGTTTGCCTAATTTATTATATTTTGACAGTTTAAATGATATTTACTTAAGTGTTATAAAGAAGATAGAAATATCTAACAAGGTGGTGAGATTTGATACTCTTACAGAGGAAGAGAGAGAGCAAGTATTATCACATATTCCTAACTCCATATTTACGCTAATAAAGAACCATATTGATTTAATTTCCTCAAATTTAAAGGATTTTATAGTAATAGACGGTAATGAAGAGTTTAATATTCAGGAGATTAACCTAAATGTTCTATCTAACGGAATTATCTCATTTATATTATCTATATTCTCTACAGGTTTAACAAACTTTTTCGAAATGCTTTATATTTTTACTAATAAACTAGGATTTACTGCTTACGACTTCTATAACCTTACTCCTCTTGATTCTAAGGTAATACTTAATATTTATAAAAAGGAATTAGCGGAAAAAGAGGAAGAGTTGAAAAATCAAAGTAGCGAGTAAATAAGGTAATGAGTAATATTAAATCGTTTATTGATGAGCTTAAACAATTAAACGAAAACGACTGTTTTAACGTTCTGGTTCCTTCGTTAGGTAAAAAGATTAAATTCAGAGCATTCTCTGTAAAACAACATAAGGATTTAGTTAAATCTCTACTAGATGGTGTTGAAGGAACGGTTAATATGTATAAGGTGTTTAATGATATTGTCTTTGAAAATAGCTTGGAGGAGGTTGATTTTACACTATATGATAGAAACAAAATTTTAGTAGATCTTAGAAAACAATGTGTTTCAGAAACTATTAAAATAGATGATAAAGAGTATAATTTAGACTCTTTGCCGGAGTTTATCTTTGATTTCGAGAAAGAGAGGGAGTTTACTTATAGAGGTATTGCAGCCAGCATTAGTATTCCTACACTAAGTGAGGATTCTAAAATAACAGAGAAAAGTATCGTAGAGTTTAGCAAGTATAGTTCAGAAGATAAGAAAATAGGTAACTCTCTAAGCATCTTACTAGTATATGAGTTAATGAAGTTTATAAAGATTATTAAAATTGATGATAATGTTATTAATTTTAGTGATCTTGGCACTTTTGATAAAAAAACTATAATCGAGAATCTACCTCTTAAGCTTAACAACGATATACTCGAATATATTGCTCAGTTCAAAGAGTATGAACAGTCATTATTTACCTTTTCTGACGGTACTAAGCTCGTCATCGATGTGAGCTTCTTATCTAATGAATAAATATATACGTGGCGCAAAGTGATATATTAGATCCGATTCTGAATATAAGTAAGGTGATGAGCTCTTTAAGAGCTATGACGGAACCTAGAGGTATATCACAAGCTACGCAATCTGTAACTCGTGATGATGATCGCCCTAGCGATAAGCTATCATCTACAGAGCAAAGCAGACTAAAAGAGTCTGCTACTATAATCGGTAAGGTTCTTAAGATAGGTGCTTTTAAGGAAGGTCCAGAAGCTCAGCGTTTAGGAGACCTAACACCCTCTCAGGCACAAGCTATAAAGACTGCTCCGGCTGCCGTAAGAGATAAAATACAACCTGTTAAAAAGGATAATTTTTTAGGTGATCTTCTAAGTAGTTTGCTAGGCTTGCTCGGTCTAAGTGGTCTTTCTTCTGTAATAGGTAAGATAAAAAATTGGTTGTTAGATAAATTTAGTAAATTTATCTTTACACCTATGAAAAAGCTATTCGCATGGGTAGGTAATAAGCTATGGAGCGCTGTTAAATGGGTAGGTAATAAGCTATGGGGCGCTCTAAAGTGGGCTGGCGGTAAGATATGGGGAGGGGTAAAGTGGTTAGGTACTAAAATTTCTGGTTGGGCAGGTAAGCTTGCTGATAGAATTAAAAACTCAGGTTTCTTTAAGGGGTTTATGAGTAAAGTTCAGACTGCAAAAGACGGTCTAAGGGGGGTATGGGATGATGCTATAAGCGCTGTTAAGGGTTACATAGATGATATTGCAAAATATATAACAAATATAAAGAGTGCGGCTTTGACTGCTTTGGAAAAAATACCAGGGTATAATTTAGTTAAGAAGGGTGTTGGTGTAATAGGTAGTGGAGCCGCTGCGGTAGGAGGAGCCGTAGGTAAAGGAGCTGCAGCAGTAGGTAAAGGAGCTGCTGCTGTTGGTGGTGTGGCTGTTGAAGAATTAGGCAATATAATAAAAGCAGGTAAGCAAAAAATTGGATCGTTTGTTGGAGGTCTGTTTAAGGGAGGTGCGAGTAAGCTAGGCTCCTTTTTTAAGAGTATTCCTATCATAAGCGGTATTATTGAAAGCTTGTTTGCGTCCTATGATATAATAAATTTAAAGAAAGACTACGAGTCGGGTAAAATTAATCTTGACGAACTACGCTTTAAGGCAGGTAAGAGAGTAGCTCAAGGCATCACTGGTGTAGGAGGCGCCGCTCTTGGAGCTGCAGCTGGAACTGTTATTGGTGGTCCTATTGGTGCACTTGTCGGTGGAGTTGGAGGTGATATTTTAGGTAGATATCTCGGTGATCTTTTAGTACAAAAAGTAATATCGCCTAACATAACTAAAAAATTAGGAGCCTTCGTTACTGGTACCGGTGAGATGCAAGATTTCTTGGTTAAAAATGGTAGTGTTTATAAGTTTAATACTAGAGACGAAGTTCTAGGAATGAAGACGGGAGGTGCTATCGATAATCTAGTAAATGGTCTAACTCAAGGATTAGCTAAAGATAATAGTATTATTAGGGATGCCTCTATTGCACAAGTAAATAAATTAGACGAGTTAATTTACTTAATGACAGAGTACCTTAAAAGATCTACCCAAAATTCTTCATCTCCTTTCAAAATGAGCAATGATGTGGGTAATCTACCTACAAAATCATTTAATATTAGGGAGCAATTTGCTAACCAAACATTAATACCAACAACACTACAGCCAATCTAAACCATGTCTTTCGGACCTTATTATTGTAAAGGAAGTGATATAACCACTACAGATTTAATAACTGTAGGTGCAAAAACTTTAGGTAAATCTGGCACTGTAAAAAATACAGATAGTGAGTTTAGACTTGCTAATTCTACCTCTGTTATAGATGTTGTAAATGATTTTGCTTGGACATCCTCGCCATTAAAAAACTCTAAGCTTACCATACCTTATCTTTATGCTACTGAGTTGCGCCAGACTCAGAACTCTTTAGTTGCCTCAGCTTTATATTATATTAACGCTATAACAAAATCAGATATTACATCAAATGCATCGGAGGCTCTTGACTATCTAGTAGCGAAAGTAACAGGCAGTGAATCTGGAAATGTTTCGAGTGCGCTATCTAAATTTAAATCGAAAATAGACGGATTTATTAAAAAGGGAGTTGATAAAAGTATCCTGTCAGAGTATCTAACCTCTTATTTAGGTATATACCTAACCGAAAAAACAGGATTTAAATATTCCTTTCCGTTTTTTGAAGGAAGTCCACATAATATAACTAACAGCTGGCAGTCATCTATTCAGACTAAGCCTACTTTTGGTAGTATGATTGATAAGACGATGGATTGGGTCGATACACAAGCTGCTACTATAAACATAATGGCTCCTGGTTCTTACATCGAGAAGCCAAAATACTTTCACTACCCTAACGAAGGCGAATCTGTAACAATAACGTTTCCACTTCTTAATACAATAAAGAAAAACTCTTTTGTACCATATCAACAAAATTACGAGCTGCTCTGGATACTAGCATATCAAAACAAGCCCTATAGAACCTCGTTCTCGAGAATATTACCACCTAAAATATACACAGTAACAGTTCCAGGTATGAAGTTTTTACCATATGCTTATATAAGCAACATGGACGTGCAGTTTTTAGGAACTAGAAGGCAACTACCTGTTACCACACCAAAAGGTGAGATTATAACCTCAGTACCAGAGGCTTATAATGTAACTCTAACATTTACTAGCTTAATAGCAGATGTAGGTAACTTGATGGTTTCAAAAGGGTTTCATAAAGCAATAAATGTAAAAAGCGTATGAATGTAGGAGATTATCAGAACGATATAGCAGATTTGGATTCTATCTCTGACGAGAGATATGAAAATATCTTTAAAGTTTATAACATTACAGATCCTAATAAAGGCTACTATTTTTATAATATTCTAAATAAAATCAATATACCTAGTAATATTGACGAAAGCTTATTAGGATTTTTTGATCTCGATACCAAACTCCCGTGGACAACCTTTTCTTATAAAATTTATAGATCGCAATATTTGTGGTGGTTAATTTTCCTTCTAAATAAACCTGAAAATATTTTTTATGCAGAACCAGGTATAAGATATAAGTATATATTACCTGAATACGTTAACATTGTTTTAAATAATATACTTGAACAACTAAACTAATGGCTGAAACAGTATTACTTGATGGTAGCAATTACGAGTTTGAAATCTTTTTAGTTAACACTAACGAAAGTTCATCAGACTTTCAAATAGTACCAGTCTCTAAGAGCAGCATAAAATATTTAGAGATAACAAATGACCTTGTTAATATAGGATATACAGGGAAAGTAATATTCTCCAACTACTACGGAATCTTAGAAAAGCTTCAACTTCTAACCTCTTATAGAGAAGCGCCTTATATGTATATAAGGTTTAAGAACTTAGACTTTCAATCTACCAAATCAACCTATGATGATGTATATCTAACAGCATCACTTCAAAAAGGTCAGGAGATAAACCTAAACGCTATAGATGGAAGTCTAGCATATAATTTTGAAGAGCTGAGTATCGCAAAATTAAAAAGAACTAAAGTATCGTTTTTAAAGACTCCGAGTAATACTTATTTTGAGCCACAGCCAGATCTCACCGATCCGTTATTAGGTCCAAGTACCCCTGCTGACCTTATAAAGGGCTTCTTTTTAAACGGATTAGCTGATGCAGATATTGACGGTACAATTTCAACAACTGAAGTGGAAATACAAGGCGAGTCTAACCCAGCAGTTATACAAACTACAGCGATCACTAATATTACTGATCCTGACAGTTACTATCAAATTATAGAAAGATTGTATCCATATCTCTCCTTTAAAACCAAGCTTGAGGGGTGGTATGAGCCTGGTGTACTTAACTTAGAGAACGATGCAAAAACAGGTAAGAGAAAACTTGTCATTACATCGATGTTTGACCATATGCAAAAATTCTTTGAGTTAATTAAGACTAACCCAACTAGCAAAGAGGTAAAAAATTATTTAACCGAAAGATTTAACGTAGCGCAAACCGGTGATTCGCCGTACTTTAGTAATAATTATATTGATAAGTACGAGCTAAAACGGGTTGATTATGACGATGTATTTGAAAACAAATGGACTTCTATAAAGCTTATACTAGAAGATCCGTGCAGTAACGACCTTTCTACTATAGGGTATGATAAAATAAGAGCTGCGTTTGAAAATATGTGCACAAAGCCTTTTGCTAGCAATATACCAGATAGAAAAAACGATGTAGTAGCTGATAAAATAAAAAAAATTCAGTATTCTAGACCGAACATGGCTAGCTCTCTTGCTCAGGTCTATGGCACAAATAAGGTGTTTAAAAGTTTTGTTTTCGACAATGTAGCTGTTACGTTTAGAGTAAAAGGACAGCCATATAGGAGACCGGGTAAATTTATAACAATAAAAACTGATAATGTAGATATTAATAACAAGAAAAATAAAAACATAGCTGAAATTAACGGCTATTGGTATATTGTATCAGTATCGCATGTCTTTGAGAATGATGTATATTTTAATGATTTTATTTGCGTAAAGGTTTACAATCCTTTCGAAGATCCAGCTCCTGCACCAAGCGTACCAGGGCCAGTAGCACCATCTAATATACCTTCTTCTAATTCTTCTATCCCTACCAACTCTACTAGACCTACCGGTCAAATTAACGGAGCTGATGATGTAGAGTTTATAGAACCTAATCTACCAGAACCTGGAATCATAGGTGAAGATGAGCCTAGCTTATTGCCCCCTCTACCGGAATCTGAAGATGATTTAGGACCACCTCCTTTCATTAACGGTAAGCCTAATCCTGATTTTGATAAGCCACTACCACAAGCTACTCCGGTAGAAGAAGTTCTACCTCAACAGACTCTAGGTTAAAAGTATAACAAACTAATAATTCGAAATATATGGTAATATATACAAATAATTTAGCAGAAAAACTTTTTGGCTTCGCCATAAGTAGGGAGCAATTGAGAAATACTGATCTTTGCGGAATTCTTGATGATCCTAGACTAACACTAGATATAGATTTAGCTATTGACTTTAATGCTGCTGTTAGGGGTGATGAAGATGCAGCGGAAAGATTTACGAATGCGCTTGTTTTAAGCAGTGCTTATGTAGATTATTCTACAGCAGATTTCTACACAACACGAATGGAGCAATACCCTATTTTTGAGTATCACGTAGACAGAATTACATATATTTTTGATAATTTAGATAATCTTGGAGATTATTATGCAAATAGTAACGCTAATGAGCGTAGTTTCTTAGATAAACTACTAGATGCTTTAAAAGATTGTTTAAATTCACCATGTAATCTTTTTGCAGCTTCATCTGAAAGCATGGCTTCTATAACAGATATGGCTGCTAAGAGCAACTCTTCTACTATTCCTTCGTTTCAAGAACTAAAAGGTAAATTTAAGAATGCATATGGCGGTCTTAAAACCACCTTAGTTAAGAGATTGCCTGATGCTGTGGGTGATATGTTTATTGAATTAGGTACAATAGGCCAGGGTGCTTGGGCTCAGTCTGTTGATATGCTCTACTCAAAAGATCCTGAAAAGAAGAAAAAAATTATAGATAACGCTCTAGCTGGTAAAGCTTTAGATTCTGATTCTACTAGCTACTCCTATATTCCGGATCTAGATGCCTTTACAAGTGTAGAGGGATTTGCTACATCTATCTTATCTCAAGCAGCCTCAGACTTGGGTGGGTGTTTTCGTAAGTATCAGCATCTTGCTAGATATTCTCCTTTCGATCCTAAGCAGAATCTAAGTACTACTAACAACTTACCGGTTAGAGACAATGTTGATGGTAAAGATACGCAAAGAAATAGCTTTGGAGTTTATGATTGGGATTATAACCGGACTGACTCTAGCCTTAACCCTCTATGTAAGGGAGGTATAAGCGGTTCTGCAACACCAGATGTTGAAGCACCTGGCACTGCTGCAGCTCCAAGAAATCGAGAAAAATTCACCGGAAGTCAAAGTGATTACTATAAAAAGGTATACGATGCTGTATATGCTGCTGCTGTAGCTAAAGGCTTACCCAATCCTGAGGTTATTGCTAGATTAGGCGCAGCGCAGTCATCTCTTGAAACTGGTTATGGAAAATTCCTACCTCCGGGCAGTAATAATGCATTCGGAATTAAAGGGAGAGGACCGGCAGGATCGGTCAATACCCGCACACGTGAAGTCTTTAACGGGCAAAGCGTATATATTAATGATAATTTTAGAGCGTATAATAACTTCAATGAAAGTGCTACCGATTATGTGGATTTTCTCACTGCTAATAAAAGATATAGTGGTGTAATAGCTTCAACTAACATTGACGAGGCTGTTACTGCAATTGGTAAATCTGGATATGCAACCGCACCTGATTATGGTGCTAAAGTCGGTTCAATAGCGAGAAAATATTAATAGCGAAATGCTATTAATATCAAACATCAACCACGCGGTCTTCTTCTTGTTTAGACTTACCTATAAGCTCTTGCATTATCTCTTTTCTCGATAATAAAAACGTAGCATTATCTTGAACGTTGATCTTCTCTCGCGAGTCAATATCCATCTGTTTAACCTCTTTAACGGTTTTATTCTTTTCGATAGAGGTATACACCTTATTAAGAGCCTCTATTGATGAAGAGGCTGCCTTTAGAAGCTCTGCTAGCGCCGTTACGTCTTTCGCTTCTGGAGCAGAAGATATATATGCCTGAACATCATCAACTATATCTAGTGTTTTAGTAATAAGCTTACCTGAATTTTTAATAATAAACTCTTCAAGCTTTTCTTTATCTAGCTCCTCTGCAGGTTCTTTCTTTGTAAGAGCTGTAGCACCTTTAAGCTGTGTAATAATGTCATTTACAACGACATCTAAATCTTCCTCCATACGCTATATTTAGTCTTGATTTCTATATATCAA